ATTTTACAGAATTTTGGGTGCAAGAGTTTAGTGAAAAAGGTGGTGGTCATCATGATACTCATGTGCATTGGAATCAACACGTATCAGGATTTTATTTTTTAAAATGCAGTGAGAAAACATCCTACCCTATTTTTCATGACCCAAGACCTGGCGCAGAGATGACAAAACTATTTATGAAAGATCCACCAAAGATTACAATGGCTACTAATCAAGTTCACTATAGACCAAAACCAGGAACTATGATTATTTTTCCGGGTTACGTTCCTCATCAATTTGCAGTGGATCCGGGACTAGAGCCTTTTAGATTTATACATTTTAATATCAAGGCTGTTGAAACAACAATATCAAAAGAAAGGAGTTTAAATGAGCTTCAAAAAAAATAAATACTGTGTAATTAAAGAGGCAGTGCCAAAACAAATAGCAGAATTTGTCTACAATTATTTTTTATTGAAAAGACAAGTTTCAAGAATTCTGTTTGATAAAAAATACATATCCACTTTTACAGAAGAATGGGGAACGTGGGAAGACCAACAAGTTCCAAACACATATTCTCATTACGCAGATATAGCTATGGAAACCTTATTATTAAGAACGTTGCCTGTTATGGAGAAGAAAACAGGGCTTAAATTATATCCTACTTATTCTTATGCTAGAATATACAAACCCGGTGATGTCTTAAAAAGACACAAAGATAGATTTAGTTGTGAAATATCTACAACATTAAATTTAGGTGGTGATCCTTGGCCTATACATTTAGAACCAAAGAAAAATGTTGGCATACCTGATGGTAAGAAGATAACTGTGTCTAGTCAAAACAAAGGCATTACAGTAAATCTAAAACCTGGGGACATGTTAGTTTACAGGGGCATGGAATTAGAACATTGGAGAGAAGAGTTTCAAGGTGATAACTGCGCCCAAGTATTTCTACACTATAACGACCAAAAATCTAAAGACGCTGACAAAAATGTGTATGATAGAAGACCACATTTAGGGCTTCCTGCTTGGTTTAAAAAGTGATATATCCTTATACTGGAGAGAGTGTCACCACCATTACAGCTGATTCTATTGTAGAGGATGCTACAGCAAACCCATTAACACTTGGTTTTGGTACATTATCCATATCTGGACAGGCTAATTTAAGCCCTACAGGTAGCCCACTGACCCTGGCTACCGGAACAGCCACAATTACTGCAGATGCCAATATGTCAGTCTCTGGAAACGCATTGACTATGTCAACAGGTACTGTTACAGTAACCGCTGACGCAAATGTAGACGTTACTGGTAGTGCATTTACTTTAGCTACAAAGGACGCTACGGCAATAACATGGAGTGCAGTAGTGCCAGGCGCAACAATGGTCTGGACACCAATAGAACCTTATTAATATGGCATCAAGTTTTTCTACAGATACAAAATTAGAACTTATAGCGACCGGTGAAAAAGCTGGTCTATGGGGAACAATAACAAATACAAATTTACAAATATTAGAGCAATCAGCTACAGGATATTTAAGTCAATCTATGGCCTCTGGAGACGTTACTCTTACTTTAACTAATGGTGCTACTTCAGATGGTAAAAATGCTTTTTACGAATTAACTGGAACTTTAACTGGTAATAGAACTTTAATTATGCCTAGTGGTGCAGAGAGATCTATTATTGTAAAAGACTCTACAACAAGAGGTAGCGGTGCTACACTTTTCTCTTTATCCGTGCAAACAGCTAGTGGAACTAGTATTCCTATTCCAATAAATGCGACTGTTGCGGTTGTATCAGATGGCACAAACATGAAACTGGGCTTACTATCAAAAGGTTTCGGAACTGTAAATTCAGCATCAGTAACAACTTATATAGCAGTGGCTGGTGACCAACTTTTAACAAACACAACAACAGCAGGAATTACAATTACACTACCCACTTCAGCTGCAACGGGCGATGAGCTAGTGATAGTAGATGCAAGGGGAACATTTGGATCTAATAATTTAACCATAAATAGAAACGGTCACAACATAAATGGATCTGGCGCTAATTTAATTTTGTCAACAAATGGTCAAGCTATAACTTTAGTATATGTTGATTCAACTCGTGGCTGGGCTTTCAAGACAAACACGGCATAGGAGGATGAATTATGCCTCTTACACGAGTTAACTTTGCACCTGGAATAGACAAACAAAACACAACTGTTGGC